CCATCACTACGGCTCCAGTTGCCGGAGCCGAGTATATATACAGGAAATTTTACTTTGTTAATAGTCTTAAATTGAACTACCATACATTTTTTCGAATTTACCCATTGAATAGTCTTCTCCGATTTCGAAGTCGCAACCCACGGGAGCACCTGGTATATAAATTCCTCTGTCCATTTGTACAAAGTGGAGTAGTTTTTCACTGTAATGTTCTATTTCCTCCTCGGGAACCTCAGCGAGAATAGAGTCATGTACTAAAGCAAATATCCTAGACTTCATATTCGAAGAATTGATATATGCTTGCATATCTATTGCACCGAGTAAGTTAATATCAGAAGCAGTAGACTGTACCAAGAAATTAAGACCACTCCGAATGCTATGGCTTCGGACGCCTTGATCGGTACTTTCAACATTCGGTAATCTCCTTTTTCTTCCAAAGTGGCTATAAACAAAACCATTTTGCTCAATAAACTTTTTATTGTCTTCAATCCAAGTTTTTAGTCCGTGGAATGCTTTAAAATAGTCGTTAATTACTTCTGCCGCTTCACTCTTCGAAAAGAATTTACCACTATCTTTTGTTACTTGTTCACTAATCTTTGCAGGCCCAGCACCATACATAATACCAAAGGTTACTGCTTTTGCAGCCTGACGACGGTCTGGATATAGCTCTGCTACTTCTTCTACCTCGCATGGAAGCCCAAATACTTTATGAGCAATTGTACTGTGAAAGTTGCCTCCAGACTTAAATACGTCCATCAATGCTCGGTCTTTTGCGAGAACTGCTGCTACATATACTTCTGCAGTAGTCAAGTCCATTGCAACAATTTTATTACCTGGGGCTGCCTTGATACATCCTTTTACAGTAGGATTATCACGAGGCAACTGTTGCATATTTAGCTTGCCACTAGAAGATAAGCGGCCGCTAGTAGTACCATGAAGATTGAACCCCGTACGAAGTCTAGAATCTCTATCAAGTTGTGGTATGATTTTATCAAGATAAGTATTCTTAATTTTGGATTTTTGTCGTATATCCAATATCCGTTGTGGTACATCGCTTTGACCTGCGAGTTCCTTGAGCACTTCCGCGTCAGTAGAGTCTGCGCCCGTGCCAGTTTTCTTTCCAGTCGGTTGCAAGCCCAAGTAGTCAAAAAGAAGGCTACGAAGCTGCACAGTAGAGTTAGGGTTAAAAGACTTTCCATTTATTTCCTCAAACCTTTTTATTTTAGGATTCTTATACAGCTCTGAGATTGCTTCGTCAATATCATTCTGCATTGCTTCTTGAGCCACTAAAAGCCGAGTACGATCAAAGGGTACTCCATTATCTTGCACTTGAATCAAGAATCGAGTGCCTGGAATAAGAATATTCTCATACACACTTAGTAACTTTTTGTTTTGCTTAATCTTTACAAATTTCTCATAAAGTAAGTAAGTGCACAAAGAGTCCATAGCTGCGTAAGTTTTCATTACGTCAAAAGGAATTAAGTCCCAGCTAAACTGGTCTTTGAGAATACCGTGATTCTTACGATACTCCGCAATCCAGTCATACATTGGTTTTTCATAATCACCATAAGGCGTAAACTTTAGCGAAAGTGGCTTTAGGCCATGCCCTCCAGGATTCTCGTCTATGAGGTAATGGAGCAACATGGTGTCTTCAATATCAGGAAACTCAAAGTTAAAGTGATATTGAAAGAATGCTACGTCAAACTTTGCATTGTGAAAGATTACTTTCTTTGTGTTAAATATCTCCTGCAGGAGTCGCTCGCTCTCAGCATCAAAGCACTCAGTGTCAATATAGGCAGCAAAGTCACGATTATAACATAAACTAATACCGAGCATATGCCCATCCCGAGGATAAAGACCAGTAGTTTCAGAGTCGAGAGCAATGTACGGACTTTCGCTTTGAAGTGCTGCTTTGAAATATTCATTCGCTTTCTCCGTATCCTGAATACCAAAAGCGATACTATTATCAATTACAACATCTTGCTTTTCGCCTTTTATATATTCAGTAATGCTCTGCTTACTTGCTTCCCAAGTCTTTTTACTCTCAGGTTTGAATGCAAGCATAGCAGGATTTATAACAGGCAGAAACTTTTCTTCTACTTTCTTTCCAGAATACTCTGTTACTGAGTTAATTTTAGTAAAATACTTTAGCGCATCGGAGCCAACGAGAATAACCCAGTCATACTCATCTGGGTTCATATCAATATCGCAGTCTCTTTTCAGAACCTTCTTTACTGTAGGGTCTGAGCACAATGCAAAACGGTCAAAGTCAAAGTCAAACTCTGCCGCAAAATTCGTTCTACTTGGTTTGGTTTCTACTAGGGCAACCTTAGCCATACAATTTAGTCCTTAATTTATCTATTTGTGACTGAACTAATGCACCCGCATCAAGCTCTTTGTTCCCAAAGGCGATGTTTCGGGTCATGAGACCAACTTTCTCGCATAGTTCTTTTATTTTTACAGAGTTTGTTTGTCCAGCTTCATCATTATCTAAGAAAATGTCTATACCATCTACACCGGATACTGATAAAACCTGGAGTTTTTCCTCTGTAACATTCTTTACTCCAAAACAGCACATTGCATTCGTCAATCCTTTGTCATGCAAGTTTATAACATCAAATATGCCTTCTACTAGAATAATCTTTCCTCGAATGGGCTGAACCACAGGATATAGTGGTAGCTTTGCCCCGGGAGGACTATTTAAGTATTTTGGCACTTGGTCTGTAGTAGTTCTTCCTTGAAATGCTACAATTCTTCCAGTTCTATCTTTAATCGGAAAACAAATACGCCCAGTAAAGTCCGCTCCATGATGCTGAAAAGCCTGAAAAGCCTTGTAGGTTTCAGGACGAATATTTCTCCAGTTTCCGATGTAAGGCATTATGTCTTTCGGCATAGTTAGCCCAATACTTTCCGCTTTCTTCTCTTGAATCTTCTTTCTTAGCAGTTGCTTTCGCACTTCTCTTGGACTTGCCTTTTCTCCGTAAAGAGAGAACAAATTACCTTTATACTCACAAGAAAAACAATTGAATATACCAGTTACTTGGTCTATTCTCATACTGGGGTTTCTATCAGCGTGCTCAGGGTTAAGACAACTTACTACAAAGTCTTTGCCTTTCGGAATGTATGGAATATTTTTTGATTGTAATAAATCTTCTACATTCATTCAGGCCATTCATCCTCAGTAAAATTCTGCACAATGTCCCAGAACTCATCATCTGGTTCTTCTGCTTCATCAAAAAAAGAATCTACAGTATCTCGCGCATAATGGTAATAATCAATATGCTCATCATCAAAAAGATGAAAGTACATTGACAAACGAGCAAGAGTAATCTCAGCGCGTTCATAATCTCCGCCTTCAATATTAGTCTCTAAAATATCAAATAGCTCTGTAATCTTTGGAGCTAGTCTTTTATTTTTAAGTGTCATCGTCTATTTCCTTTAGCATTACTTCTTTCTGAGTAATAGTTAAATAGTTATCAGCGTGAATACATCCTATCGAAGCAGTTTTAGTTAGAAACTGCTGTTGAAGTTCAGACATATCGTACCAACTTTCTTTACTACTAGTCACTACTCGTAATGTTTTAGCTCTCCTAGGCCAAGTAAAGTATAACTCCATACAGTTATTCTTTTCGTCATAATACTCGTTTTTAAATACAGCTAACTCCATTAACGACGCATCCTTGCAATGTCTTTCATCTGTTCTGCATCAATTATCGGTATAGCATTAGATTTGTGCATGGTTCCGATACCTTTAACAAGTGTCCCTGTGTATTGTGGAGACTCCACTCTAGGGGCAACTCCAACTGTATCGGATGCTGAAGGGTAGTTGGGCGTGTCTCTTCGATACGGAGTGTTTGATACTGCTGCAATTCTAGCAGGGCGGGAAAAAGATTTATTAACCTTTTTCTTAGTGCTTTGTTTACGTCGTCCTGATATTGTGTGATTGAGTGATCCATAAAACATTCCCATAAAATAAAAATCCCTGTGAGTTGAAGTAATATTATACAACAAAACACAGGGATTGTCAAGAGTTATTTTGACTTAGAGGTCATCAATATCTTCATCTGTCTTATGGCTACTTGCTTCTCTTTCTTTTGGATTTAAAGCAGTCTCTGGTCCCATCTTTAAAGTCTCCCAATCCATTTTAGAAGTAAAAGACTTCATACTCGCTGCTCGCATTTTTACACAATTAAATGTAATACAAGCATCTTCTTGGTCCCAGGTTTCTAGTGCATAAGCTGCATCAGCCGCATCAAGAATGCCTTTTGCGAAGCGTGCTTCGCCGGTTGCATCGGTTTGGTACGGGGAGAAAACTGTACAGTCGTACTCCTGTGCCATAGATTTTAATGCCTTAGAAACTTCAATCTGTTCCGTCCAGTCATACTGCCCTCCTCGCGAGGGAATAGCAGAACGCTTTACTTGGTTAATATAGTCTACAATTATAACTCCGGCATTGATTTTATTGACTTTCTTGTCCAGTTCTGCGCGTATCTTTGCGAGAGTAAGACTTGGATCATAAATAACATCTAACTGTTGAGTCGGGAGAAGCTCATGGTTAGTTGTCAACTTATGATGAAACTCTTTAAAATCATGCTTTTGTTTGTATTCCTTTAACCGCTCCTGCCCTTGTTGGAAGCGACTTGCCCACCAACCAGCCACTTTCTCCCACTCGACCACGGATAAATTCTGTGTACGAATGCGAGAGTAAGGCACACCAGTAGCTATCGCACAACACCTTTGAAGTATTGAGCGACTATCCATCTCGATAGTGAAATAGATAGCTGAACGGCCAGATTGAAAAACATTGTTGGCAATGTTTGCACACGTAAGAGATTTGCCTGAGCCTCGCTTTCCGCCGACCAATACCAAGTCTCGGGGGGAGAACTTGATATCGTGGTCGTACTCTTCGTTCAAGCCGAGGCCAATATACTTTTCTATTTCCTCTTGAGGCTCAAACAACTCTATACGCTGCATACTTTCTGTGGGAGCTTCCAAGTCAACTTTCTCTTCAATGTCGAGAACGATTTGGTGTAGCTCTTGCACTGACTCTTCTGCCGAAGCAAACAGGTCAGATTTGTCGATATACGCATCAAGAGAATCCAGGATTTCTTTTTGCGTATACTCGTTCTTTAGGTACTCAAGTAGCGTAGCACTATCAATATCCAAGTCAGGGGTAGCTTCGATAGCATACACCTTTTCTCGGGTTGGGCCGTGACGTACACTTAACTTGAGATCATCGAAAGAAGGGAACTGATGAAAGTTCTCGCAGTGAGTATCAATGTGCTTATACAATAGGTGATACTCGCTGGGCAAATATTCTTTACGCAGATAACTCCACGTTTCGAAATCTCCCACGAGTATGCACTGCTTGATTAAAGCACTAGATATATTCAACAGTTCCCCCGAACATTAAAAAGTCTGGGACGCTACTAGAGCGCCCAGACCCGCCTTACACTAAAGTAAATTACTGAGCAGCTTTTGCGGCTTTGGCAGCACCATCGTAATCGACAGCAGACAAACCACGGCGAGTAAGCATAGTCTTAACTCCACGTGCAGTCTTACCAATTGCTTCTGCAATTGCTTCAACAGTCATAGATCCAACATCTACGTCAGCCAGAGGATCGACTTTGTCGCCGCCCTTGGTATTCTCTTGACGAGGAATAGCGTCGATGTCGCCAGAACGAAGCAGGCTAAGAGCCTTACCACGAACGCTGTTTACTGAACGACCCATCGCTTCTGCGATAGCTTCGACATAAGCGCCGTCATTAACCATCTTAACGAAGGTTGCTTCTTCTTCTTCAGTGTAAGTACGAACGCTCTCCACCTTAGGTGCAGGACGAACGTGCTCGGTCAACTCCATAGACAAGATTTTGCCTTGGATAGACTTTGCTGAGAACGAGCCACTATCAAAGTGCTCGGCAATCTGTGCATAAGTGTAACGACCAGAGTTGTCAGTTACAAAAGCACGGAGGGTAGCTTCTTGGTCTTCTGTGAAAGACTTGCCTGCAGAGGCAGAAGCCAGTTCTACTTCGTAACCCATCTTTCGCAGCTTGCTAGAGATAGAACGAGTAGAGGTTTCAAGCTGGTCTGCTGCTTCTGCAACAGTAACTTGAGAAATAGGTGATTCGTCACCTACGAATGAGATAAGCGCTGAGGTGCGCTCTTCAGTCCACTTGGGAAGTGCCATATTAGTTCTCCAAAAAAGATTTTAAATCAGTAACTATAGTTACGCCAGACATCCTGGCTTGTGTAGTTTTTGACGATTCATTGCCGCTTTCGTTGACAAGAATTGTCACTTGCTTTGTTAGGCTGGTCTTTACTTCATACCCAGCCTGTTTCAATACTGTTTCCGCTTCAGCTTTAGTTTTGAAACTCTTCAACCGACCACTGATACAGATAACACCTTTTACTTTATCTATTGAACCAGACTTACTACTAAATTTCATACTAAACGGAAGTGCTCCGTCATAAAATCCATAATACTCTTTAGCTATCCAGTCCAGTAGATTAGAAGTTGCTTTAGGCCCAAGTTCAGCACGCTCACAAGTGTCTGCATTTATCTCAAAAAATGATTCTACAATTCCAGACAGCTTTCCGGTTGCTGATTTACCAATAAGAGGAATACCTAAAGCAGGCAGGACAAGCTCTAGCGGAGCAGAGCGAGAGTTCTCAATCTCCGCATAGAGCTTGGCTGCCACCTTTTGAGAGTTAAGTTGAAGAGCTATATCTTCTTCGGTGAGACTATATATCTCATCAAAGTCGTTAAGATTCAACTTATCTATTGCTGCAGGCCCAAGCCCCTTGATTTTAAGGGTCTTGGCGAAGTGTTCTATTTTCTTACGGCTTTGAGCCGGACACTCAGTAGAGCGGCAATAGAACATATCGTTAGAGCGCACGAGTTCGCTGCTACAAGAAGGGCAGTGAGTAGGTGCAAGTATCTCTGCGAACATTAGAGTTCTCCCAAAAGTGAATAGATATTATACGACAAAGTAGAGGTAAAAGTCAAGAACTATTTTTCTCCAGGTCTATCCTACGGACAACACGAGGAATAATATCTCCACTTCGTATTACCTCTACAGTGCAACCTATTTCTAGGTTGAGAGAGCGAATATACTCGATGTTGTGTAGAGTAGCCCTGCCCACAATGGCTCCTTCCACTTCGACCGGAGCAAGAATAGCTACAGGAGATACAACCCCTGACTTGCCAACTTGCCACTCAACATCGAGCAATTCTGTATGTACACCCTCCTTTTGCGTTTTAAGCGCGTAAGAGCCGCGAGGGTGGTGAGCTGTATATCCCAGTTTCTTGAAGGTTTGTAGATTGTCTACTCGGTAAACCTGACCATCCTGTGGATAGTCTGAGGCATCGAAGTGAGTAACAACTTGAAATCCCTCCTGGGCCAATACATTTAATGCTGAAGTCCAGGTGCCGTATTCAACACCTTGAACATCATAAGCTACAAACACTAAGTCTTTCGCTCTTTCACGGAACTCATCTAAACTTTTGAGGTTTAGTGACCCCGCTGCGACATTGCGTGCATTGGACACATACGAAGGACAAACTACTTCGCCAGTAATAAAGACAGTTCCTTTAATAGAAATTGTCTGAGGTACTAGCTCAGATAGCTTGCTGGTAATATCTCGGCCAATATTACCATCTCCGCGTGTAAGGGCAACTGCTAATGTACCTTCTACATAAGTAATAGATACAGCAGCGCCATCGAGCTTTGGAGTTACGACAAAGTCGTAGTCTGGCAAGTCTTTCTTGTCAAACACCTTTTGAAGTGAGTACATTCTGAACAGGTGGGGAATACCATCTGTTATTTTATGACCTACTTCATTGTACCCGTAAATACGCGCAAGCCTATCAAACTCCTCATCAGAGATGATAGGATGCCCGCAATAGTACAGGTCAGATGCTTTTTCAAGAAACTCTTGCATAAACTCTCCTCACTCAAGAATATATATTATACTGGATTCAGCAAAGAAAGTCAAGAACTATTTTCTATAAACGTCCTCTAAGAGATCGAGGAAATGTTCTTCAATAATTTCTTTACTTTCCGCAAGAGATAGGATTTCGACTAAGCCGGAAAATAGTTCTCTTGAATTATTAAAGTCTAAAGGCATAGAAATACCTTCCGAAGAAGGACACCACTCCTCATCAAAACTTAAATAATATTTACGAAGGTGTAGATACTCTATACCTCTGAACTCTTTAATAGCCAAGCGTACTTGTACCTCACGTTCTTTATCATAATGAATGACACGCTCGTAAAGCTCAGGGGCTGTATGTAGTTCCACTAGTTTTCTCCATTGCGTAGAACGGAGGATAACGGAACTACGCTAGTTACGTTGGAAGGTTTCAGTAGTCGAAAACTATCTGTGTCCCAACAAAAAAGCAAAAGAGTCCCTTGAGACTCCTTTGCTCGATTTTTCTTTTCCTGAATGTATGGCGTAGAAAAGTCCAACGTGCAGACATTGTACTTTAATTTATTACTATTCTCACTACGATAGGTAATTACAGCATCGCCGTACTCGTTTACAAGTTGTGCTAGTTCTTCTTTTTTCACAAAAACTCCTAGTGAAGCAGGTTAGCAGAATCTTCTACTGTACTGACTTGCTTAGAAGTAAGTGATGTCCCGCTTAGACATCAACAAGGGTTTAAGCCGTCGCCTAAAGCTACTTGTTCCACGTTATTTACGCCTTTTTGATATGGGAGGTTGGCCGCTGTTGTGTCCAGTTATTAAGAACTCCCCCAGACAATGACTTGCTGGTAGTCTCTCGTATAGTGATGAGCTTCTGTCTCCGTATAAAGCCACGGTGACTTGGGCTAAAGGGGCAGATGGGCTACCCCGTGATACTTAGCTGTTGACTGCTGTTACAATAGTAGTAAAGTATTGAGCAGCTTTACCAGTCAACTTGCTAAGAATCTCTTCGTCTACTTCCTGACCTGCATCAGTGATAGCGGCTGTAAGAGCTTCGATAGCCGCAGCTTTTGATACACGACCACCGCCTGCACTACCACTTGACTTTGCAGAACCACCCGCTGCTGGAGTCTTTTTAACATATACACCAGCTTTGGTAAGAATCATACGAACACCATTTGGTGACTCTTCAAGTTGGTCTGCAATATCTTTGACAATCTCCATTGAAGTCTCTGGAGTAGGCTCGGCTTCTTCATACATTGCCACTGCCTGCGCTTTTTTGTCGTCATCCCACGCCATGTTACGTTTCCTTTTCTGTTGAGTAATTGAAGCCCCAGGACAGTTTCCTGTAGCCTTGAGCTGTGCTAAATAAAATCTGTCTGACAATTTTTTTGTCTTCCCTCAATTTGAAATGATATTATACAAGAAAATACCACGAGAAGTCAAGAACTATTTTTCTATCCTGTCTCTAATAGATCGGAGTTATTTTGCTTCATAATAAAATCGTACATATATTCAATAACTTCTTTAATAAACTCTTTACAATAAAAATCTCTAAGTTTTGGATCGCCATCCCTTAGGCCAAAGGAGAGCTCTTGTGCTCTTGCGTCTTTAGAAGGTAAATCAGAATGCTTTTTAGTCTCCGCTAAAAACATGCAGAAGCTATTATGAACTTGCCAACTTTTTTTATTCGTGGGGTTAGCTATTCTTTTTTGCAACTCTGTTTTTGCTCGTTTTAGATCTTGTAGCTGTATATAATCAAAACAGTCATTAAATTCAAACCTCCACCTTTCATTTTGCATTTTAAACGACACCCTAGAATTACTAGGAGGAAGGTAAGCAGGGTCAGGGTTTAAAGAGCTCCAACTTATATTGTTTTCTAATAAATAATCTAGCTTTTCTTTAATAGGCGATTTAATCCAGTCAGGGACTACTACCTCTTCCATAAACTGCCCATCAAAACGGAAAGAGCTGGGAGGCTTACCAATATATATTACTTCTTCCTCTACAAATCTTCGGTACCCTTCTAACTGTCTTCGTGCTTTATCATATTCAATTTCTAGAGGTGTGACTTCTTGGTTTTCTCTTTCTGCTTTTTTAAGCACTTTTTGCAGTCTTTGTTTTTCTAGATTTGCTTCTGCTACTTGACGTAAAGCTTCGGATTCTGACTCTTCGAATAGCTTTAGTAGACGTTCGTAGGCTAGTTGAACCTCTTCCATTGTAATTTTATTATCTTTATACCACTTTTTAAGTATAGCGACTCTTTTTTCTTTAGTCTCTTCTTTCGACTTATTTGGAGTATAGTCACTTAATAATTTACAATCCCACCCGCTATTTGTAGTATAAGGTCCGTGAGCCCAATAGGCACCTTTAATATCGCCATATCTTAGGTACATAGGAAGGCCACACTCTACACACGTAAATAAATGAGTTTTTAGCTTAGGTACGTCTTCTGCTAATATATCAGTAAAGTATATAGGCTCCCCTAAAGTTTGATTATATGCGTAATTTGCCATAATTAAATTCGACTAAGGTCGACTCCGAATTTTTCTAAGTGTGATAATTTTCCTAAGTCATACGCAAGAGAAAATGCGTCAAACCCTCCAGTATTTACTAATGCCCACTTTTCTGCCTCTTCATTTACTTCTTCGAGAACATAGATAGAGTAGCACTTACTGCCGTACTTCTTCTCATAGTTAACATCTTGAAAACCTGCTTTCTCTGCTTGATAAGCTACAGACAACTCATTTCGCACGATTGCAGGGCCGTGGTAGCGCGCAGACCACACAACTTCGCCTTCAGCAAAGGTTTCGGCGCAACACTCATCGGGTAAATAATCTACGGCTCCCTCTTGCTTCTGAGGTACTCCAACTCTTTCGATAATTCCCTTGACGAACCCCGGGCTTCTGTACAATCGCTTTGCGATAGTCGCGATAGAGTCACCGGATAGAAAGAGTTCAACTGCTTCAGATATTTCTGCATCAGTTGCTGCCTTTCCTCGATTCTGTTTTTTACGAAGTTCTCGATAAGCGACTTTATCTTCATATTCATTGATAATATTCTGAAGCCGTGTAGTATTATATGAGATATTCAGTATCTCACAGGCTTCCTTCTTCGTTATAGGCGAAGTGTCATTTAATAGTCCAATAACCTTACGAACATTCGCATCCGTAATGTTTTCATAGTCTTTGCGTTTTACTTTTCTCATTAGTTCTCGTACTCAGGCAGAGTATAGGTTATATCGACGTCTGATATATCTCCAATCGTAATTGGTTGGTCCATATAAAAACCTTCTTCCGCAGGAAATATATTGATCGTACCTAAATCAATATCAAATTCATCTTCTTCCATCAGTTTGTCCTCTAGTTTGAATAGTAAACAACAAATAGCATGAGCCAGGTGTGACATCTCTGTTTCTTCATCATTTTCTTCACCTGCCATATCTGCTAGAATATGTCTCAATGCAGCACTTGTATATCGCTCCTGCAAAGAGTCGAGTTGTCTCCAGTTATCGGGAGAATACTTATTTGCGCCGTATGTTAATACTTTTCCTACTTCAAGCAATGCCCGAGGAGGAAGTAAGTACATATCAGGCTTGTTCTTGTCGTACTTCACTCCGTTCATCTTCTTTTTCCTTTTCTGCTACAATTACGCAACTTAACACATAAACATCTTCTACAACAACAGAAACA